GGTACAATGTACTAGACAGAAATGAAAAAACAATCTTCTCAACTGTAGATCAGGAAGAGGCACAAGATTTCTTAAGACTTAACTATGACAAGTTGAGAGCAGGCGAAATGGAAGTCGCGTCAGGCGGCGTGGACACCGTGGATGTAGACGAATATGCAAAACCAATAGATTTAACAAATAAAGGCATGTTCAAAACTCCGGATGAAGAAAAAGAAAAAAAATTAGATGTATCAAAAGCAGATAAGATGCTGAACACAACTGCTTACAAAAAAATGAAAGCAGGTACACCTGGATACACAGACAAAACAAACGAAGGCAATCAGTTCGCACAGGCAGTGCAGAAGGCAAAAGCGGCGGGCATGAAAGCAGGCGATAAGTTCAAAGTAGGTGACGACGAGTACACTCTGAAAGACGCCATAGAGATGGCAGGACTACAACTTGAAGAGTTCTTCACACCAGAAGATAATGCTCCAGACATGGTTGTTAGAGATCCTGATGATGAAGCAGAAGACAAAGAACAAGAAATAGCAAAAGATCAAGAAGAAGCAGAAAAGATCAACACAGAACTAGACAGAATAAAAACGCTGGCTAACATATAAGTTCCCACAATATCTTTGTACGTTTAAATATCATACATGTATGAAAATCTTAAACTTGCCCTTGCGGTTTACAATAAAGCTAAACCCTATATAAAAAATTTTAGAACTTCCATTGATGTTGGTTGTAGAGATGGCCATTTTAGTATACCCATGTCAAAGGATTTTCAAAAAGTAAGATCATTTGATTATAGACCGGGGAAATGGAACAAACCTCAAAATAAACCTAAAAATTTAAAATATTATAATTGTGCATTAGGAGACGTCAGAGAAGATGTAAAGTCATTTAATGGTGTCATAACAGAAAAGAGAAAAGGTATTAAAGGAAAACTTATAATACAAAAAACTCTAGATAGTTTTAATTTCAAAGATGTTGATTACATCAAAGTTGATGTTGAAGGGCACGAATTAAAAGTACTAAAGGGTGCTGAAAACACAATTAAAAAGTATTATCCAACAATTACTGTTGAAGAAAATGGTTCAGCCGAACTCTGGAAAAAAGGTGTAAAAGATGAAGCTTTAAATTTCTTGAAAAAATTAGGTTATGAAATAGTGGATGTAGTTGGACATGATTACATAATGGTAAAAAATGACTAAGATATATTTAGAACCATATTACCAATAATAGTAGTAGACATTAGATAAATATAGTTGTATATTACGTACTATATGTCTAATATACACTTAGGCACAAACAACAAACATAGGCACACAAGGAGGCTTACATTATGGCATCATTAGCTGAAATAAGAGCGAAGTTAAAATCTCAAGAAGTGAATCGCTCCACTTCCAACACAGGCGGAGACAACGCCATCTACCCACACTGGAACATAGCAGAAGGATCAGAAGCAGTAATTAGATTCTTGCCAGACAGAGATGAAACAAACACATTCTTCTGGACGGAAAGAAACATGATCAAATTACCCTTCGCAGGTATCAAGGGTCAGACTGATTCTAGACCAGTGACAGTACAAGTACCGTGCATGGAGATGTATGGTAAAACTTGTCCAGTACTAACAGAAGTTAGACCGTGGTTTAAAGACAAGTCAATGGAAGACATGGGTAGAAAATATTGGAAAAAGAAAAGTTATATTTTCCAAGGTTTTGTCACTACGAATCCATTAGCAGAAGACACAACACCTGAGAATCCAGTTAGAAGATTTATCATTGGACCTCAGATTTTCAACATTATCAGAGGAGCATTGATGGATCCAGAGATGGAAGAAATGCCAACTGATTACATGAAAGGTGTTGATTTTAGAGTTACTAAAACAACAAAAGGTGGATATGCTGATTACTCAACATCAAAATGGTCAAGAAGAGAAAGAGCTCTCGACGAATCAGAAAGAGCGGCGATCGACAAGCATGGGTTACACAACCTAGGCGACTTCAGACCAAAAGAGCCAACTGAAGCAGAAGTAAAAATAATTAAGGAATTATTTGAAAAATCTGTAGAAGGTGAGGCATATGATCTAGAGCAGTATGGACAGTACTTCAGACCAGCAGGCGTGGCTTACCAAGGTAAACCACAGGTAGCAGTACCTACAGCATCAGCTCCAGCGGCAACGCCGGTGGCAGAAGCGGCACCAGTGAGTGCACCTGTTACTGAATCTGCACCAGCACCACAACCAGCGGCGGCTACGGCTCCTGCAGGTGACAGTGCCAAGAGAGCAGAGGACATCTTGAAGTTAATTAGATCAAGACAAGCAAAATAATCTGACATTTACCAAGGCCCTAATATATTGACGTTAGGGCCTAGGTATGCTAATATAGTTTAGAAGGAAAAATTATGACAAAAGTATTTGACGCAACAAAGTTTAGAAAAAGTATTACCAAATCAATTCAAGGTTTAGGTATAGGATTCAGTGATCCAACAGATTGGATATCAACAGGAAACTATGCATTGAATTATCTAATGACTAGTGATTTCAATAGAGGTATTCCATTAGGCAAGGTTACAGTACTTGCAGGTGAATCAGGAGCAGGAAAAAGTTACATAGCATCAGGTAATATAATTAAAAATGCACAAGAGCAAGGCATTTTCGTTATATTAATTGACACAGAGAACGCACTAGATGAAAAATGGTTACAAGCATTAAAAGTCGACACATCAGAAGACAAACTTTTAAAATTAAGTATGTCAATGGTGGATGATGTGGCAAAAACTGTTTCAGAGTTCATGAAAGGCTACAAAGAGCAACATGCAGATAACAAGGAAGGTGCACCTAAGGTACTATTTGTTATAGACAGTTTAGGTATGATGCTTACACCAACAGACGTTAATCAGTTTGAAGCAGGTGACATGAAAGGTGACTTGGGTAGAAAACCTAAGGCCTTAACGGCACTTGTAAGAAACTGCGTCAATATGTTTGGAAGTTGGAACGTAGGACTGATAGCAACCAATCACACATATGCATCACAGGATATGTTTGATCCAGATGACAAGATATCGGGTGGACAAGGATTTATCTATGCCTCAAGTATTGTTGTTGCAATGAAAAAATTAAAACTTAAAGAAGATGAAAAAGGCAACAAGGTTACTGATGTTAGAGGTATCAGAGCCGCTTGTAAAGTTATGAAGACAAGATATGCTAAACCATTCGAAGGTGTACAGGTAAAGATTCCATACGACACAGGCATGGATCCATATAGCGGTCTTGTTGACTTGTTCGAGAAAAAAGGCTTACTAGTGCAGACAGGAAACAGACTGAAATACATTGATTCAAAAGGGAAAGAACACATAGACTTTAGAAAACAATGGGTAGGTGATAAATTAGATATGATAATGGCAGAGTTCAAAGACACTGCACACACAGAAGAAATAGAAATAGAAAAAGACAAAGAATAATGATAGATTTTACACACGAAGATATAGAACGTTTGTGGAATTCGATAGTACACTATGTCCCCGAAAGACAGAAGTTGGACATGGCGATCGATTTCATTAAAAGTTTAGAAGACATAGGTATAGAGCATGACGAACTTAAAGCGTGTGCAGAGTACGATCCAAAACTAGAGGAAGCCATTAATACCGTGTTCGAGGAAGACGAATCTGATGACATGGGCTATGGCGATGATGATGAATGATAAACTGGTATAACGAAGTAAGCAGAAACCTAGATAAGATACCAGATTGTGTAGCACATTTTGACAAAGAATTACTAGAAGCCAAGAAGCAGTGCAAGATATATGGCAATTTGGAAAGAGCCAGTGCGTCACTCCCCGGCATAGTTGAAGAAAGATTCAGCCAACTCCAACAGTTAGAAGCCATATTAGAATACCTAAACATAGAATTAAGAAGATTAAGATCCAAAACTTTTAGAAAATATCTAGAAAACTACAACAGAGCATTGTCGAGCCGAGATGCAGAGAAATACGTAGACGGCGAGGATGACGTTGTAGACATGGACAAAATTATAAACGACTTTGCACTAATAAGAAATCAATGGTTGGGCATTACCAAAGGACTTGATCAAAAACAATGGCAGATCACAAACATTGTTAAGTTGCGAGTTGCAGGTATGGAAGATGCCGACATCAAATAGAATCATACTCACAGACGTAGACGGCGTACTGCTGGAATGGGAAAAACATTTCACAGATTGGATGTTAGGACGTTCTTACTACAACGACCAAGAAGAAAGAATTTATCCATATAAACTTCTGCCAGGTAAGCAGAATACATACGAAATGGCAGAAAGGTTTGGACTTACAATACCTGAAATAAGAAAAGAAATAAGAGAGTTCAACAAAAGTGCCTGGATGGCCACACAGTGTCCAATGGAGGATTCACAGACATGGGTAAAACTGTTGGCCGCAGAGGGGTGGACGTTCATACCAATCACTTCGCAGACATCAGACATACCCGCACAAATAGTGAGGAAAAAAAGATTAGGAGAATTGTTTGGTGATCACATTTTTAAAAATTACCATATCCTTGACACAGGAGCAGACAAAGATTCAGCTTTAGCAGAGTTTCACAACACCGGACTGTATTGGGTGGAGGATAAGCCAAAGAACGCTGTAGCCGGGCTCAAATACGGTTTAAAGCCTATATTAATCGACCATCCATACAACCGAGATTTTAATCATCCTGAGGTTACACGTGTAAGTAATTGGAAACAGATACACAAAATAGTTTCAGGCAGAAAATGAAAATTTACGTAGGACACGACAGCAGAGAAGACATAGCATATCAGGTGTGTGAGCACAGTATCAAAAGAAGAGATCCGTCCGCAGAAGTTATTCCATTAAAACAAAAACAGATGAGAGATCAAGGCCTGTACACAAGACCAGTAGACAAGCTGGCATCAACTGAATTTACTTTCACTAGATTTTTTGTACCTTACATGAACGATTTCAAAGGTTGGGCAGTATTTTGTGATTGTGACTTCTTATGGAAAATACCAAGTCACGAACTTATTAAACATTGCGACCCCAGTAAAGCAGTGGTTTGCGTCCAACATGACTACACGCCAAAAGAGACAACAAAGATGGATGGACAAGTGCAAACAGTGTATCCAAGAAAGAATTGGTCTAGCATGGTGCTTTGGAACTGTGAACATCCAAAAAATAAAATACTAACTCCTGAAAGACTGAATGATGAATCGGCAAAATTTTTACATAGATTTAGTTGGCTAGAGGACAATGAAATTGGATCCTTACCATTAGCATACAATTGGCTTGTTGGCTGGTACAAAGAGCCGAACGACGGGCATCCAAAAATACTACACTATACAGAGGGTGGGCCATGGTTCGACGGTTACAGAGATTGTGAATACGCAGATGACTGGAAGAAAGAACTTATAAATTTATTCAGTGCATAATGAACTGGGAAAAATTAAAACCAAATCACTATCATGACCAACCTGTTGAACACATCTGTGCCCATGACATATTTGAAGTAAAAGATTACGATAAATTATATGAAAATCAAAACAACCTAAAACACCAAAGCTGGAAAGAATTCGGTGAAAAGTACAAGACAAATTTCCAATTTTTAGAAAATTTCTCAGAGATCGACTTCAGTAAGGATATCACCTGTCTATGGTTCTTTAAGGAAAGAAGTGACTCCACAGCGGCCTATGTTCACTTAAACGGTAAACAGATACGTTACATGGCCAACACATTTTTGATATCAAAATCAAAGGCTGTGAAGTTTGTTCATACAACACGAAAATATATAAGAAGTCCGTTAGTACAATTAGATATTGACCAATCAACCTACAACGATCTATTGGGAAGAATCAATAAAGTCACGTAAGGCACTAACGTCAGATTGTAAATGTCTGTCCCTTACTTTTGTCCAGACAAAGTTGTCCCTTACACCTATATTGAAGTGGCTTCTAATTTGTTTTCCGGCATCGTCATTCATAATTTTTTTAGCTTTGAACACAACACTTGGAAGAAATAGGCATCGATTAAGTTTACGTGCAACTTTTTGAGTGTAAGAATCAACGTGCCAATGCCAAAAATATACAGGAGCAAGATATCCTAATGTTTTGATCCAGTTTTTATGCACTGCAAAGTGTGCCGCTGGCAACGGTTTATCGCCCCACAATTTTGTTTCGTTTCCAAGCACTCTGTTTTTGAGTTTGCCATCACTAGGCACAACCATTAATATCTTATCCTCATATTTGTTAATCTGATCTACAATTAGTTGATCCCAATTTTCAGTTCTAACCTGTACATCATCACCCATCAACATCACAACATCGTTTGTTGCTTTTTCTGCCATCAAGTTCCAGCTTAAACAAGTTGATTGATTTCGCCCTACTACATAGTGTTTCTCATCTATTAGATCTTTATACTGCTCTAAATATCTGTCATCGTCGTTAAGATAGAAAAGGAACTCGGTATTGCCTTTTTGTGTTTCTGTAGCAGATTCAATCAACCTTTTTGCTAAAAGGGGTCTACCTCGAGATGGACAGCAAAAAGAAATCATATCAATTTATTCTTCCAGGTATCAGGAGTATGTTCGTTAATAATTTCTAAAGGCAAATGATATTGAAACTTTTTTGTTCCCCTGGTTCTTATATATTCTGCAGTTTTCTTGACCGACTGTCTCATGTTTGTTGCTGTTTTGTACCCCAACAAGTCTCTTGCTTTGTCTGAGGAACATACTGCTAATTTTACTTCCTTGGGTCTGTCTTTGTGATGTATAGGGTCTAGATTCAGTCCTGTTTCGTTTGCACATGCTTCAGCTAACTGATTTATTGTTATAGGTTCTTCGTCAGGTCCTATATTGATTACTTCTCCAACAACGTTATCTTGGAATGCGAGGGCATTCAAACAATACAGGCAATCATCTATGTAGCTGAAACATCTTTGTTGTTTTCCGTCACCGTATACAATCGGTTGTTTGCCTTGTAACATTCTGTTAAGCATGATAGACATTACATTCCTAAATGGGTCATCATACTTCTGTCGTGGTCCAACTATGTTGTGTGGCACTGCAATCACATACTCTACTCCATGGGTTTCACACAAATTCCTAAGAACATCCTCGCCGGCTTTTTTTGCTATACCATATGGATCCTGTGGCCGACATTCGTAGTCTTCCCTGTACGGCATATCATCATGATGACCATACCTGGCCATGCTTGAACAGTACACAATACGTTTTACTTTGTTCCTTATTGCCGCTGTGATTGTTGTGACGGATGCTTCAAATATATTCCTTGTCACAAGCACTGGAGAAAACACTGACAGTCCTTCGTATGCCGTAGCGGCTGTGTGATACACTATGTCACAACCTTCCATTACTTTGGTCATGTTCTCTAGATCACAACAGTCAACTTGATGGAACTCTACATTCTGGGGGACATTATCAGTGTAACCACCGATCATGTTATCATTACCAGCAACAGTGTGGCCTTGTGATATCATTAAGTCTGCTAGGTGCGAACCTAAAAATCCTGCGACACCTGTAATAAAAATTTTCATTTTGAGTATTTAATTTAAGTTATGCACGGTAAAAAACTTTATCAGGCCAATGATCCATTAGTACCTTGAACCCCAATGATTGAATATATTCTTCAACTTCGATATTGTTACTGCCATATTTTTTCGTATTGTTGTTTAATTCTATCATCAGATACTGTGTGTTCCTAAGTGATTTGGTTGCACCTTTGAGTACTTCCATTTCGTATCCTTCAACATCGATCTTAATCATATCTATGTCATCGATTGCCATGCTATCCACAGTAACCATAGGAATCGTCCCATCACTAATAACTCTTCTCTCCTGTGTAAAATCACTCTGCGAAAGCGATATCATTTTTTGTTCGGAACCAACTGCCAGCTGATGGGTTTCAACGTCTTCACTGACATTTTTTACCAGGCATTCGTAATGAAGTTTATCCGGTTCAAATGCAACCACTCTCCCACAGAATTCATTCATTGCCATACTCCATGTGCCAACCCATGCACCTATGTCTAGTATATGATTGAATTTCTTATTTTCTTTCCTACAATAATCTATAAATCCTAACAGGCACTTGTTTTGTGTAAATGGTTTGCCTGACTTCCAATCTTCTAAATGTATGTCATTTCCAGGCACCCAAAAGCCATTTACTTTTTCTATACTCATGCTTTAATTGCCACCAAAGGCATCAATTGATTTGCCCATGCTGACTGCCCTTCTACGTTTGGATGCTCGTCCAAATCAGATACTACGAGTTTATTTTTCAAACACCATCCATGTTGTGTTTCATCAAAACTGCCCTGCAGTTTGTAATATTTTCCTTGATCTACCTTTGCTAATAATCTTTTACATTCATCTGTCAACGGATTGTTAAATCCATTGTAGAGAGCATTGTACATCAAATAAGGTACATTATTTGCTTTGAAATAATTTTGCATGTAGAGTATTTGTATGACTGTCCTTATCTGTCCCTCTTCTTCGATAGCTGGGTAATATTCCCTGCCACTATCATTCATCCATGGATCAAATTTTAAATCCTTATATCGAGCAGGTTCTCCTGGGCCTACCATTTTCCATGTGTGCCAGTGGCTGTTTTTTTCTCTAGATGTCAGTCCCTCACGCCTGTTGTAGCTAGTGAATCCTACTAAAACAAAAGTGTCTTGCAAATTTGTATGCAAAGTTTTCCTTACAATCCTCTCATTACTAGCACCATTTTCTGCCACTATCTCATATTCAAGGTTAAATTTATTAGCAATAAACTTGCCACAGTTTGTAGGCATTCCTATTTTAATTTTATATTTTTTTTCTATCTTTCTTCTACCACTGGTTTTATGAACGTATGCTCCTGATTCAAGTCCTGCTACAAAACTTGGCACTGCGTTGCCAACTGCAAATGAACAACCAAAATGTATTAATTTCTTCATAACAACCCTTTGTCTAGTAAGATTTCAACAGCACGTCCATTTGAAAACTCTTCAGGGGTGAACTGTTGATAGGCTAGACTGTACAGCCATGGCTCAGGTCCCCCATAATATGGATTCTCTATGTCTGACAACTCTGTGTTAGCAACATCAACAGCAAAACTTTTATTGTGACAGAACACAGGTACTCCCTCACACATTGCCTCCACTGCAGATATAGAACAGCTAGTGACAACACACCATGCCTCTTTAAGATCCTCGGATAGGGGCACCTTAGCCTCGCTTGGCCCTGATGTGCCTCGACCCCTAGGTTTGTGTCGAAGTTTGATAGGTCTGTCTGTGTATCTTTTAATTTTTTCTATTGTATCGTTTGTCCAGTTGGGTTCATCTAGATAAGTGTTGATGCCATCTGAGCTTGGACAAACTAAAATATATTTGCCTGCAAATGCCGGTGCTTTAAGTTTCATTCCAAACTTTTCAAATCTATCAGCTTTACAATCCTTAATGTATGGAACGTGTATTGCATTTTTACATACACGCCAATAGTGATTGTCTGGTTTAAGGTTACTGTTATCGAACCGTCCAAAATATGGAGTGTCAGTAAACCAATAATTATGATTACGAGCTTCTAGTTTCTTAACCATGTCTAGATTGTTGTTTACAAATCCCCAGAACATACTATTACTAACAGGTTCTGATTCTACTGCGTTATCTAATTTTGTAATTTGCTCGGGCCACGATTTCTCCACGCCGTTGAACACTTCCCATGCCTTGCTTTTTTTATTTTTAAATGGAGCGTAAATTGTTAGCATCTATAAATTCCATTAGTTGTTGTGCCCATTGTCTGTGCCCTTCTGCGGACGGGTGGGGATCGTTCTGACTGACAATCAAATTTTTATCCGATATAAATTCTAAATGGCTTACCTTTGGACTAAAGAATCTTTTCATGTTAATTGCGTTCCTAATAATTTGAAAATCAGAGGTACCGTTTCCAAAATCATTGGGTAGTGCGTTATACATCACGTAAGGTATCTTCTTACGTTCAAAATAGTTCTGAAGATCAAAAACATTGTCTAAAAAATTCATAGCAAGATTGTTTTCAATATCCCAGCCACGATTATTTTTAATGAAACTAACATTATCGAGAGTCTTCCAAGTTCTCCAAGTTAAATCTGTTCCAGTAATACGTCCTTTCTTCCAGCCGTCGTTCGTAATGTAATCATTTCTCACAGCACTTGACCATCCTATTACAGCAAATACATCTTTGTCTTTATTCTGTTCAAACCAAACCTTAGAAGAAAAACTTACTCTAGTATTACCTCTGCCACCCATTGCCAAATTTTCAAGTTGCATACCATACTTTTCAGCAATAATTTTTGTGGTAAATGTATCTATTCCGTCCTTAGGCCTGGGTGTGAGGAAACTGCATCCATTTGAAAATAATATCATAGTAGTGTATTATAACATAATTATTAATAAAATGTCAGTCAAAAATATTACATCATTAAAATATTTCTTAGATCGTTTCGAGACGGTTGATTCAGAATACAACTACACCGTACCTTATCACAAAGACGTATATCCCCAATTTACCAGTCTACCAACTTTTGTTGCTGAGTTTTACGAATGCAAAGTTCACACTTGTCCCTTGTTGCTTACCAGAGAAAACAAACTTATTACGGAACACGTGTGGAAGTTAACACACAAAAGTAGGCACAAACCACATAAGAGCCATAAGCTATGGACCAACTGGGATGCCGCAGTAGACCTAAATATTCCTCCTGTGAAACAGACCTTTAATGAAACAAACACATATGTTTGGTTGCCTTTGGACGATGACTCTAAAAATAATCCATGGCACATATGGATAGACGTGATATCTAAATTTAGATTAGTAGAAAAAAGATGGTCAACTAATTTTGCTAGATATTGTTTTGTCCTAGCGAATCACAGCCCATACTTTGAAAAGATTTGCAAAGCACTTTTTCCCAATGTAAAGATAGTGGTCATGCCCAAAGGAGAAACTTGGCAATTTAAACATCTGATAGTGCCTAGCATGAGCAATGTCACAGACGGTGTGATAGTGCCACCATTGGCTCCCTGGTTGAGACATTTCAAGGGCCTTAAAAAACTTAAAGGTGTAAAAGCAAACAGGAAAATAGTTGTACTCAGACCGGGTGCAACATCAAGAAAACTGATTAACTCAGATGAATTGCTTTTAAAATTAAAAGGCTGGGAAACAGTCGTGTTAGAAGAATTATCAATTAAAGATCAGATGAAAACTTTTGCCGAGGCGTCACACGTGCTGGCGGCCCATGGCGCTGGCCTTACAAATTTATTATGGTGCCAACCAGGAACTAAAGTGATTGAAATACAGGACAAGCAAATGATACATAAAAAAGTTTATCCCTTACTATCACATAATTTAGGTTTAGATCACAAGTTGTATCTAGCAGACGTAGTGCCAATACAAAAAATAAAAGGTGCTAAACCAAAAGGAATAAAAAGATTCAGTGATATGATTAACTTCAAAATAAACATACCAGACATAATGGAGCACTTAGAATGACGTTATCCGTACTACAGAAGCAACCAATTTTGATAAAAGAGCCTTATCCATATTTTATAATAGAAAATGCGTTGCCCGAAAACACGTATAATCAGTTGGAAAGAGAATGGCCTGCGGCACAACTATTGGCAACCACACCATTTGATAACGGAATATGTTACAGACTTAAGGCAGATCAAATGTTAAAACAAGGAGTTGTTTCCGACTTATGGAGAGAGTTTGCCGAATACCATACTTCTGCAGATTTTTACAAGGAAGTAAAAAATATTTTTGGTGACATAATGCCAAATGTTGAAGATATCGAAAACTCAATAGGTCCACGTGGTTGGGATAAAGGCGGAGACAAAATAGGATCGGACTGTCAGACAGTCATGCACGAGCCTGTGGATTTCAGTTCAAGGACTCCACACATAGACAATCCGAGAGAGATATATGCTGGTTTACTTTATATGCCATATGCAGACTGTGAAAGCACAGGAGGAGAATTCCAAATACACGAAACGTTATCTAACGTCACTGAGGTCAACAAGAATGGTGGTAGAGCAGTTGGTGATAAAGCTGGAAAGATTGTTAAATCCGTGCCTTACAGACGTAACACACTAGTCATGTTTTGTAACAACTCAACGCAGACAGTTCACAGTGTATCAGCCAGAAAAGACGCTGTCAAACACAGGAGAAGTGTCAACATCATTGCGGAATACAACAAGGTAGCAAATCGTTCTATGTTCGATGTAAAGGAACTAAGGAAGTGAACATAGCAGGTATACACACAACCAAACCACGTACACAAAGATATGTTGAAGCTTTTGTCAGAGGTTGTCCTGGTACAAACAAGATATACGAATTCAGAGATCTTAAACAATTGCCAGTGGAGCATTTGACAATGTATGGAATATTAGCAGGCTCCGGAGAAATGTACAAATGGTGTGAGAAAGAAAAAAAAGATTTCTTTTTTATGGATCACGGTTATTTCACAAACGCCCACGATAGACCACACTGGCTAAGAATCACAAAAAACAAACACTGTCAAAATATTTTACAAGATAGATCACCAGATAGATATGAGAAGAATTTCAAACAGGACATCAAACCGTGGAACAAACAGGGAAACAAAATCCTTGTCCTCCCTCCTACTAATGCCATTGCTAACTTCTTTAATGTAGAGGATTGGTTACAAACAACGTTGGAAACATTAAAAGACAACACAGACCGGCAGATAGATGTTAGGGAAAAACCCTACAATCCAACAGTGGAAATAGACCACGTAGGTGCAACTGTAAAAGTCGATAAGCCCACAGTAAACAAGGGCAGTATAAATTGGAAGGAATATTATGCAACAGTAACTTACAACTCCAATACCATGGTTGCCAGTCTTGTAAACGGCGTTCCAGTACTATGTGATCCGGATAGATCAGCGGCGGCACCTATATCAGAAACTAATTTTAAAAAAATTGAATCACCTTTATATGGTGACAGGATTGCACTTTTTTCAAGCCTCGCATACAACAATTTTAGTCTTAAGGAAATGAGCAATGGCACAGCGTGGAGAATATTGAATGGCTGATAAACTTAGACCGGAGAACGTAGAGATTGTTGAAAAAATAAGAAAACTCGAATCAGAGCTTTTTAAAACACATGACTTTAAAGTATATAGAAACTATTGTGTTCCAGAATATCATGTGAGAAATTCAAAAAACGTACTGAGTTTTGGCATAGGAGGAGATGCAAATTTTGAAAAACTTATCTGTGTTGACAATAGAAAACTTGACGTGAGAATGTTTGACCCAACACCTGCAACGGTGTTCCACATAAAATCCATTTTACGTAGGGGAGGTGGACATTATTTTAACAGTATTAGTAAAGGTATTAAGGTCAGTCAAAAAATAATTATAAATTGCTTAAAATTTTATCCTGTGGCGTATGGACCAAAGAACGGTACTTTCACCTTTTATCCACCTAAAAATTACAAGGAAATGTATAATAGACTGCCTACACCTGCTAGTTTCTCTTTGATAGACTTAGGGAACAGCATCAAACCGGTAGAGGTTGAATGCAAAAATATCACTACAATAATGAAAGAATTCGAATGGGACAGCATCGACATACTGAAAACAGATGTAGAAGGACTGTGGTACGAAGTTGGTAAAGAGATCGTTAACTTAGATGTCAAGTATTGGGTATCAGAAATAGAGCTAGGAATAGGCATGACAATTGATGAATCATTTTCTAAAGTCAGAGAGCTTTACAATTTACACAGCACAAAGTATAATGTGTATGTGAATAGGCAAAGGAACAAGAAAATGCTGGAACTTATTTTTTGCAGGAAGGACATAGATGAAAGTTGAAATATTTCGTAGAACTGTAAAAGATCGTAAGCGTGGAAACAGTTATGAACTGCTATATCATCTTAAAAAAGGTATAGAGGCCGCAGGAGACGAGGCTATAATTGTAAACGAAAACAGATCAGGTCCTACTGTAGAAGGTGAGATGACACCTACAGCACCAATGGCGGCCATGTTTGGATACGGTGGTGACAAACAGATGCACCATACAAAAGGCAGAAGAAGAGAACTAGCAGACAACTGTAGACAGTTGAAAATACCTTTAATCACGTTTGACGGAGGCCTTCTATCTAGCTTTGGCAATGTTTCAACATCTCCAGACCATCATTTTAGGGTCTCCTTATACACACCAATGAATGACGGTGACTTCCTGTCTGATAATAGTCCTGGCGATCGTTGGGAGATGTTAGCTCAAAAATTTAATGTCAAATACGAACCATGGAGAAAACCTAACAAAGACGATCCAATTCTATTTGGACTACAACCAAAAGACAACTGGAGCATGAACGAACTTGATCCAATAGATTGGTTCAACAATGTGTATAAAAAACTGAGACCAATCACGAAACGGAAATTTATTGTCAGACCTCATCCTAACAATGTATCGAACATATTAGAACGTAGGAAAGAACTGCCTGATGATATCGAGTTACAGTACACACAAAAAAACTTTGTTGGAGATGAGAAAAAGCACTATAGATTCCACTTTCAGCAGGCATTAAATAATTGCCATGCTTTTATTACTCACAATTCTACTGCCAGTGTCGACTCTTGCGTTCGTGGAGTCCCTACCTTTGTTACCTCAGATCTTGCACTTTGTTGGACAGTAGCAAACAAGGATCTTACCAAAATTGAATCTCCTGACTATCCAGACCGTGAACAATGGGTAAACGATTTGGGCTACAAACTTTGGAGCATCAAAGAAATTAGAGACGGCACAGTCTATAAAAGATTCAAGTCAAAGTTGGGTTTATAAATAGTGGTGTATTATGCCACATAGTAAAAAAGCCGGGAAAGCATCCATTGTGGAATGGGTTAACCAACTGAAAGTTCAAGGTAAACTTACACACAAAGCCGCACTAGACATCGGTGTTGGTGAAGGCACATATTTGTATCATCTGAAACACAAATACAAATTTGTAAAAGGTGCTGACAAATACCAAACACTAGAACAGAATTGGATAATTGACGCTGGCCCATTGTGTGAACACAAATGG